GTAATATTCTTCGTAGTTGTATAGTGTTTGAACTAAATGTCTAGCCCAACACGCACCACGTGCTAGATGTGGTTCAATACGCACATATCTAATTTGCTTTTTAAAAGCAAAGTAGTTGGGATCAAATGTTTCTATACCATAACTTTGATCAACAATACCAAACACCAAACTATCTTTGTAGTGTGCATTGTCGTATGCTTCTTTAACTGTTGTTGCTAATAATGGGTCTCTATAACTTGCTATGCTTACAAATATTTTCATTTCTTATCCTTGCGGGTTCATTGTCTTTTTCCATGCTGGGAGATTTGATTCATCCCTGGGTTTTACATATCTATCTCTTGCGGCTGCCATGCGTTGTTGTGGACTACGATTGTCCCACGGTTCGCAAATACTATTTAAGCAACCAAGCAGAGCGTATCTAGCAGAGTCAATACAGTCATCTGGATCACTAAAGCGACCCTTTTCATCCACATAATAATTACGTGCTTCATTTAAAAACTCTATACAGTTTTCATTCACACGCAAACTACCAACTTCAAGCATTTGACGCATTTGGTTGATACCATAACTCTTATGATTAGTTATGCGTCCTTCGCTGTCAGGTGGATTCATAATGGGCTTGTGATACACATTGAGTTCATAACTTTCAAACAACTCACGTATGCTACTGCTACTCATAGTGTAGCGTCCTTGTGTGCTTGCGTCTGCTGGCAATACAATAGGCGTGCCAAATACTTCAGGACGAAGTAAATGATTGATATATTGACTAGGCACAGCTTCTTCAATACCTTGTATGACAATTTGTTTATGTAAATACGCAGTTCGCTCGTAGGGCTCCCAATACATTAGGCTAATAACTGTTTTGTCATTTACTAGACCCAAGTCAAGTGCAATAATGCGTTGTATGTTTGGTATGCGTAAAAAATCAATTTCACCAGTGACATAAGTTGGCCAGTTAGCAATCTGAAACACAGCACCTTTACCCAACACTGGCTTACCAGCAATACGTGCTTCACGTTCATGTGGCAAGTAATCACGTTCAAGTTGGCGTCTTGTTTCTTTTAATAGGAATGGCTGTCCCCATGGATCGTATTCTGGCACATCGTCCCAAGCAACACGAATAAACTCATAGCCTTCTTCTTTGTTCCAAAACTTGCTTACAAGTCCGTTGAGTCCTTTAAGTGGTGTAAACGAACAAAGCACTTTACCTTGTGTTGTAGCAGTTCGTGTGACAATCTCACTGAAAAAGTCATCTGGTGGTTGTTCATCAAATACAGCTAGGTTCAGTTTAAAACCTTGTAGTTGTCTAACCTCTTGCGTGTAGTTTGCAAAGAGGAGATAACTGTTAGCACCCGACGTGTGCTTGACTTCAACACCAATACAGTTAGCCCCATCATTCCGCATAGTATCAACAACAATACAATCACGAGGTATAGCACCTGTGCCCAAGTTCTCCGTAATTTTAACATCCTGCGTTCCAATAAGTTCATTTTGTAATACAAGTGCAACCTGACTCCAGCCCTCACCAGCAACCATACAAGTTATAGGTTTGTCAAAGCGAAAGCCCGTCCACCAATCAGGATATAAGCCAGTTAGATGCATTGCTGTTTCATAACAAGTACTAACTGTCTTACCAATCCTGTTGGCAGCCAAAATACCACGACGCTCGCTATTACCTGTTTTAAAAAAGTTAAGTTGGTGATCAAACGGACGAAAATACTTTAACTGATTGTATTTCATATCATCAGCAACTTCAATAACCAAGTCTTGTAATTTTAATTGCAAGTCTGTGGGCATTAGTGCGTAAGTTGCTGGTGCTACATGATTTTTATCAAGGCTATAACGCAAGGCTCTAGCCATAAGTGTTTCTGTGCCAAGCATATTATCGTTGAAATTCTATTAGTGTAGCAATAAAATGTTCTAAATCAATCTCATCTAGCGGAAACTGAAACACATTATCACCATCTGTTAGTCGAACTAGTAGTTCATCTCCAACCCATGCCGCTTCAATGTCAATGGCAATGCTGTTATTCTTTACCAGGTTCATTTACGGGCTCCATGGGATACAGTTGGCTAATGACACTTACATGCCATAGTGCTTCACTTAATTTGGCAATCTCATCAGCACTACAGTTCCATGTATCAGGATCACCTAAATCAGTTGGCTTGCGTGTTAGGACGGCTTGTAAGCGTTCAGCAATTAAACGTTGGATATGCTCGCATTGTCCAGGAAATCTGCTTTTAAAACTTTCCCTGTGTGCGGCATTGACTTTTTGCATAATAACTGTGTCGCGAACCATACGTTCTTGCTGTGCTTGATGGATCATGCCATCACGAACTTCTGGCGTGTTCATTTGTCCAGGTCCCACGGATTGTTAGCAACTGCTTCATTGATGCTGACAAATTCACGATCAATCCATGTGTCCCAATGATTGCTTTTGTTTACACGGAATGTTTGCATCATGGCACGTAGTTTACGTCCTTGTGGAGTCAAGCTACCATCTTCACGCATGATTGTTTGTTCACCAGTGCGTGGATCAACCCATTTAATAATTTCAGGACGCTCACGACCATATTTGTCTAGTTTAACACCATGTGGTCTTTGATCAACTGGACCAACAATCTCATAACTGATAGCACCTGTTTTGTATTTGCGGAAATATACACTTACTTTTTTATCTTGCATTCTTGCTTCAAAGTCAGGATGCGGAATAGCGTTGCTGACAAAGATATTTTGTAGTTCGTCTGCATCTGGTAATTTAGGATCTTTTGCTGGAACTGGTCGTAAATCTTCAACTGGAATAAGTTCTGTGCGATCAATGTAGGGATTATCTCCACCAATAAATTTAGGCTCAACTTCTTGTCCATTCAGCACGTCCATTGCTACTTGATACTTTAACTTGTTGGCACGACCTTTTAAGTTTAAGACAATCCCCGTCTCATCAAATACAAATCTCTCAAGTTCCTTCGCCGTGGGAAAGTCGGTCATTAAACCGTCCATGTCAAAGTCGCCAGCGTTTGTGGCAACAGGAGGAGCAGGTTTAACTACCCAATCAATTTTGCTTTTTTTGCTTTTAGTTTCTTTTGCTGGCTCTACTGGAGCAGCCTTTGTGTCTTCCCAAGGATTCTCGGGAGGTGTGGTTGTATTTTGCATTTCATTTTCCTTTTCTATGCGATACTTGGGGAAGTCTTTTCCCCAAGTTTATTTAGCGTTGAACTGTGTTAAGAAACGGACTTTGTGTGCCCAAAGCGTTAGCAAAGTTTGGCTGTGGCTGACTATACATGCTTGGTGGCATTGGACTAGGTTGTCCACCATAGATGGGTTGTCCATAAGCACCACCAATTAGTTGAGGACCGCCTGTAAAGGTATCGTCAAATCCTGGAGGTAATACTCCTGGACTTGGCATATTTTGTTGATTACCACCAAACATATTTGGTATTCCTTGACCAAGCATATTTCCAGCCAAACGACCCATGTCAGATGCTTTGCCATCACCTATACCCGGAGTTGGCATACCTTGAATAGGAGCAGGATTTGGACTTGGCAAGCCTGGACCAAAACCTACACCTGGACCCAAGTCAGGACGAGGTGTAAATGGACCACCAGGCATATTGATTGGCCCACCATAAGGTAATTCAGGCATTGGTGCTGGCATTGGTGGTTGCATCCTTGGAGGCATTGGAGCAGGTCTAGGTGGTTGCATCCTTGGAGGTAGTGGTGCTGGACCTCTACCAATGCTTACTGGTGGCACTTGCACTTTGGGTGCGGGTGCTCGGGGTCTTGGTGCTGGCTTACCACCTGGGCTTGGCATTACTCCAAAGCTCATATATTACTTCTTATACTTGCTGGGCAACTTGCTTCCGTTAGCAGTTGGATTAGTTTTAGGACCTGTGTTGCTGTGTAAGCCTTCAAGTGCTGGATTAGTTTTACCTGCTTGTCCACGACCACGCATTTCTAGTGCGTCAGTGACCATGGCAGCCAATTTAGACTTCTCTCCTGAACTTGCAGTTTTCTCTGCAACATAGGTATCACGTTTTTTCATACTGCCAGCGTTGCCTGTAGTTGGACCACGCTTTTGATTGATTTCTTTATTACCTTGTGGGTTAGTTGATTTCATTTTGTTTTCCTTTATCCTACTATTGTCACTGGTGTAATAAACACAGGACTTGAACTTGCGGCTATACAAGCAACATAAATGGTTGATGGACTTAAACCATCGCCTGCGGCAACTTGAACAATAACTTCAGCATAGGCTGGAATCGGTGTGCTACCAGCATTGGCACCGTCACCTGTTGGGATAGTTGCTGTTTGACTTGTTAAACCTGTGGCAAAATAAACATTTTGATCAGCACTACCATTGGTAATCTTAAAATATACTGGACCTCGTTGTCCAGCAAAACTAAAACCTGCTTCTGCGGGTGTAATGCTGATTTCACTGCTTGTGCTTGTAGCAGTGACTTTATGTGTTAGTCCTGTGACTTGATATGGCGTAAGCATTATCGTTGATTCCCTTTAGTTGGGCCACGACCTACATTGATACTGTCTGCGTTGCCTTTGTAATTTTGACCTGCTTTAGGATCCCATGCTCTTGTGGCACCATCACCAACTGCTTGACGCTGTTGTGGCTTACCAGTAAATGTTTCTTTACCACGGTTAGGAACACTAGTTCCACCGCCTGTGGGGCCACGACCTTTGTTGATTAGGGCATCAGGATTGCCGTGTTGATTTGGATTGCCGCAATGCATTTTTGAACTGCGGCTGTAGCCTGGACTACTAGTGCCTATGGCTGCGTTAAAACCGCCAGAAGCTTTTTGGCTATGTGATTCTTTCATTATGAGTTTCCTTTTAACATAAAGTTATTTAGCGTCTGGACTAACGCCTACAAGTTTGGCAAGAGCTTCAGCAAACGCCGCTTGTTTTTGTTCAATAGCATCTTTGCTATCTGTTATTTCTGCTTCAATAATGGTTGTAGCAGTTTTATCTAATATAATCTTTTCGTAAGTGACACGATTACGTGTATCACCAGAATGTATTGTATCAATGTAGCCTTCTAGTAAACTTACAACAAAAGGTTTGCCCAACATGCTTTCAGCAGTATCAAGTATCTCTTTTGCGGTTAGCCTATTTGTGCCACCTTTTGGACGGCCAGCCCCTTCACGGGAACCACCGTGTTTCTTTTCAGTTTTAGTTTTCTTTTCCATACGATTATTTAGCATCTTAACATCAGCCACTCGTGCGGCTTAAATAGCTTACTTGAAAGGAACTGTTATGAATTACACTTGGAGACCTGCTGATGGAACAGATATTGATGATATTGTTCGTATGGCAGAAACACATTTTCAGCAAGAGATAGATCAAATCTTTAAACCAGAACCCATTGCGT